TATCATATGCTGCAATTTTATCAAATAACTGAATGTTTGCTTTAAGTTCAATTTCAGAGATTGAAACATTAGTAATATTGTCAGTAGCCCATTCTAGTACACGATGAACTTTATCAAGATCAAACGGTTCAACACGGCCATCACGTTTTGTTATATTAATCATTAATACTAATTCTCCAGTCAGTTTTGTACGCAATTGTATATTATAACACAGTTGCATACATTTGTAAATATTTTATTTTTTTATTTAGTGACGGCCTCAGATAAAGCGTCATGACGTACTGCACATTCATTATACATAGTACTTATCGTAATAGTATACTTATATAGGTCGCCAAGGGTAGAACCTTTTAGAGTCGGAAGAGGTTCACAACGAACAGTAAGGTTTGCTGGATACTTTTGCTCTAGTGGTATAACATTAGATGTTGCACAACCACCTAATAAAAATAGTGAGCATATCAATACAGAATACTTTATCATTTTTGTCGACTTTGGTTCAGCTTATTGATTGTTTGATTTAGTAGATTAATACCAGTGTCTGGTAACCTACACTCATTATATATAGGCTGCTTGATAACTTCAATCTCAACTGTTTCAACAATAGTACGTACCTCAGATCTGATACGCTGAATTTGTTCTTCATAGTTCTTTGATATGTCATACCTACGGTCTGCTTCTTCTTGAAGCAATTGATTGTATCTAGCAACTATTTCAATCTTTTCACGTTCACATTTATTGTTTGAATACATTGAACCAGCAATATATGCAACACCGACAATCACTGCTATGACTAGCAGCTTCCAATACTTTGCTATGTATAATAAAAACGCTGGCATGTCATGCGCTGCCTTTAGATTTTTTGTACAACTTACTAATGTCCCAGCGTGACCTACGGTCCATCTTTTTATAAAATGGTTTTTTGTTTTTACCAGTTAGATTAAGGTCAATGCCAGAGTCAGTACCTACTGCATTGGTAGGAGCTTCTTCTTTACAATAGTCTTTAAAACTTTTCATCTCATTATATCCGTTGCAGCAACAAAAATCTCTTGCTTTGTTTGAATATGTTTTACTTTATATATTGGTTCTGACAATATATGACCAGCCGGCATAGTACCTTCGTCAACAATAACCCGTGTCGATTTATGAGCAATCATATCACCAGTTCTTGGAGAAGCAATATCTTGTACTAACGAATATACACCAGGCGCTAAACTATCATTACCTAAAATATACCATGATGATGTTGATTCTGATACTAAATCGGCAGGATCAATGTTAACGCTTTTGAGAATCAATTGAATATGCCTATCGCTAAGTCCAGCAGTTTCTCTTAATAAAAACAGAGCTGCTCCATATGTTGCAATTTTAGAACTGCCGCCTGGGACTTTTTCTAGTAATCTTTTGATATTAAAAACTAGTCTATCAAAAAATGTATAGGCATCTTTCTGTTCATTGGTCTTAAAGTCTGATGGTTTAATTAAAAGTTTGCCATTATTATCTATGATACCAAGTTCAAATGCAGCAGTATCTTTCCATGGTGTAGTCAAAAGCCTGATGAACTTATATGTATAATATAAATCGGCTGACCTTGAAATAATTCCCATTACACATTCCTTAGTATGTTTATTACATAGTCGTCTAATGGTACTTCTATGTATTCATTATCTTTTAAATAATTTAAATATATTAAAAAAGTTTTAAGCACGGGCCAATATTCTGCATCAATTTTATAAAACATCATCTTATTAGTTGGTCTTATACCAAATATGTTATACAATATAACTATATGATTTATAATCAACCGTTCTTGCAGTTCTTTAGTTCTGTGGTATCGTTTAAACAATTTCTTAATATATTTAAATCTTTGTAAGTCATTAAAAAATTCATCAATGTTAGTACATTGTGGATTGTTATAGTTACGTGACGCAAATAATATAAAGTTGTCTTCAGTCAACTCATCAAATAAATGTTGCTGCATAGTTAGTACCCTCGATAATAAATTATATTGTTATTTATTATCGAGGATCTATGACATTATTTACTTCTTGCCGCTTCTCATATCAGATAAAGTTTTCTTTGCTTCATTGTTACGCTTATCGCCTGGGCGAGCTGGAGCCTGAGGCATTTTTGCTTGATGCTGATCATTCTTTCCAGGGTAGTCTGTTACCTTAACATTATCAGTATGAGCATCGGCAAATGCGGCATCTGCTTCTGCTCGTGACTTCAGTTTTTCGCGACCCATACCATCAGACGGTTGTATAGAATTAGTCGAACCTTGATACCAGTTAGAACCTTCTTCAATTTGCTCAAACTCTGATACAAATGAATCAAGATCTTGATCACTCATTTCATCGATCATTGTATTGACCTCATGTTCTGGTGCATCAAAAATTGCGTCCCAATCCCATTTTGTGTCTTCTTTAGCTAATCGCTGTACTGCGTTTCTCATGCCAGTAGATCGATTGACCACCTTTTTGGTGTAATCTTTTGTTGGATAATTTTTAGCATCAGAATATCCAGCGGCAGTTGAATTAGAAACAACATCAGTTAACGCTTTATTTGCATACGACCGCAAAGTGTTTTTTGACAATTCATCTAATTGATCAGTGTCTTCTTTAGTTAAAAGAGCTTTTGCCTTTTGTACATTATCATTTCTTTTATATGCAGCATGTTGTTGTTTGCTACCCTTATTCCAAAGTACTGTATCATCAGTTGTGGCAAAAGATTTACCAAAGTTTTTATTAGCCTTTTTCACAAGCTTGAGTGCTGACCGTGCGCCTTTGTCTACATAAGACTTTAATGTATCTTTTGACAACTCATCGATTGATTCATGGTCTTCTTTTTTTAACTGAGACTTAATTTTTGTACCAGATGTTGCTAAACCAGCTTTACGCTTTTGTTCTGTTTCTGGTGAAGTTTTTCCTAGTTGCTTAGTTGCAGCTGCACGATAGTTAAGTAACTTATTAGTACTTAACTCATCGATTGATTCGGCATCTTCTTTTACATTTTTCTGTTGGGCAGCAGTACGTTGCATTGCTGCATTAGCTAAGGCACGTACACGCGACATTTGGTCATGCTTTGCACCAGACTTATCTGTTACGACACCTGGCTTAGCTGGTTTAGTTTTACTTTTTTCTTCCCAGCCTTCTTCCATACTTTCTTTATCTTGCTTCTTTTTATTACCGCCATTGCTTTTGACTACAACAACAGCGTCATCATCTTCATCATCTTCATCGTCTTCTTCATCGTCTTCTTCATCGTCTTCTTCATCATCTTTTTTCATTAAGCTGCCCATTTTCGATTTGGCTAGCAGTTCAACTTCCATTGCTTCAGACTTTGTCTTTGCAGCAATTGCTTTACGTCTGGCATGAATGTATTCATCAGACGAATCAGTATCACCGTCATTATCAATATCTGCGTCCTCCTTGCCTATAAGATCAGTCTTCTTCTTTGCGGCGGCTGCCTCTTGCATTTTTAAATATGCTTCGGCAATTGCTTTATTTTCAATATCTAATAACATTTTTATTCCTTATTGTCTAAAGTAAACCAGTGGCCATAGCAATTGCTGTGGCTGCGATGGTAATTGTTGTTGTAGCAATTAGCCAAAAAAATCTGCTTAACGTTTTTAAATCCGAAGTATTAGATTGTGTTAATAATTCGACATCATGAATATGGCTAAGTGATTCTGCCAATCCAGTCTTAATCTCTTTTGTGTCATTCATTAATATTGCAATCTTTTCTTCTGCACGTGCAATTGATATAACTGCATCTGCTAGTTGGTCTAATTTTTGTTCTATTCGATTCATACGATAGTCAGAGCTTTCACTCTGAATCATATGTTGGTCGATCTTTCTCTCTAGTGTAGTTAAATGAGTTTTTGTGTCTTGTGAAACTGATGCCATTATTGCTTCCCTTATTAGTCTAAATCCGATACTTTGCTTGAGGACCACATTTTACATGACCAATAGTTTGCTTTCCACTTCGGGCCAGGGCTATCACAACCATGCCTTGCCCTAAAATTCTTTTTACGTTCAGGGTTATCCCGTTTAATTTCCATATTAGGATCACCAAAATTAACTTTTACTGTATTGCCTTTTTCATTCTTAACATATACAGAAAACTTTTTTGGACCGCCTGGCGTACGAAAAGGATCATTAAGCTTTACACTTTTGCCTTCATGTTCGCCTTCTTCAGATATAAATTGTTTAAAGCTTTGCATATTAATCCTGTTTATTATCCTTTGCAGAAAGAAAAGCGGCTACTGCCATTTTTTGTCGTTCTTCTTTGCTTTTACCTTTGAACTGAGGAGCATCTGACTTACGAAAATCTTTAACATATTCACCAGCACCCATAGAAGGATCTAGGCTTTCATTTTTATCTAGTGATAATAACCTACGTACGCGAATAGAATGTTTGAGCGCAGCCTTAGAGTTTCCGCTATCTGAAGCAGCTACCATTTTACCGCCTTCTTCCTTTGCACGCGAATATGCATCAGTACCTTTTAACATACGTTTAACATTCTTTAGCATTGTCGAAGCTTCATTTGTTTTTGGTACACAGTTAGGTACTTGCTTGCCACCTTTATTTTTTGTACCAATCATTTCATAATCTTTCCAGCAAGGATCTTCACCTTTCATTTTCTTATCGGCTTCATCAATTGTTTCTGTAGTATTATAACCTTCATCTAATCCTAAACGGCGTTTTTCGCCTTCAATATATGAATGAAGACCTTCCATATCAGAATGAGATTTACTAAGTTTATTTTGATACCATTCTTCTATATTGCCGCCCATTTCAATATAGTCTAAAATTTCTTCTGCTGCATATGCAATAAAATGTAATTGGGTTTGAGCCATTTCAGTTTTTTCTAATTCTGGATCTTGATAGTTTTCATCTACGGTTTGTTCGGTTTCTTTACCTTGAGACTTAAGCCTAAATGCTTTACGCACTTCAGATTCTGGTACACGGTCAACTGATTTAATTTGGTCAGCTTTCTTCAGAAGTCTGCGTAAGTTAGCTTTGACTTCAGTCGGTGACTTTGAATTAATATACATTGTAGGTAAACCTTCAACTTCAACTCGGTATGAAGATTCTTCACTAACTGTATTTAACTTGTCGCCACGGCGAGCTGCTTGTTGTCGTTGCTTTACTTTTAATGTATCAGACTGTCCTGGAGTTGCATTTTTATATTTTGCAACTAAGGCTGATGTACCTGCATCGCCAGCACCATGCTCTTCTGATATTCCATATAATTCTTTAATAGTTTTCATTATGATTTCCGATTGATAAATTTGGAAAAGGAAGTAAATGATTCTTTACAGTTAGTCTTTTTCTTTTTGTCAACGATAACAACATTATCATCAACATCAGTAGCAACTTTCTTAACAGACTCTAACCACTTACGAGTTTTTTTACCACAAGCCATTTCAACTAAGACATAGTTTGAGCCTAGCATTACAACAGTTCCAACTTCGTCAGTTTCTTTTACAATAACACTATTGCCTACCTGATAGAGAGCACCAGCAATATATGCTTCACGAGTATCTGATACAGAATCTAATTGAATATGCGAACGGAAGTCATATGATTCTTTAAGACCCATGCTTTTACGCACTGCATTAAATAATGCCTTTGATTCTTTAAATCCGCGTGGCATACCTTTGGTAAACAATTGGTAATCATTATCGGTGGCAGCTGCTCTAAGTTTAGACGCCGACATTCCTTCTGCGCCATCTGCATCAGGATCTCTTTCACCAGCAGAAATAATATTTACTCCGCCTTCAAAGTTATAAAAACCATGTCGACCTTTTACACCATTGTATTTATTTGTCAGAGCTTCATATTCTGGAACGCGATCTGAACCAGCAATAAAGTTAACCTTTCTATAACCTTCATTATACAACTTATTCAATAAATCAAACAATGTTTTTATAGAAGGATCAAGTATGATTGCACGTGCATGACGTGGGAACATCTTGCGCATAAACTTTACTTTACTAGTATAGTCTAATGGATTTTTTTTAGCGTCAGTAGACTGTGATGCATAGATTCTATATTCACCGCCCTTAGCAACTTTTGCAACAGCATCCATTAACTTTTCATGACCAATTGTTGGAGGATTAAATCGACCCCAAGAAATGGTCACTTCTTTTGTAGCTTCAGTAATATATTGGCTAAATGATTTGACTGACATCTTATGATTTTCCTGTAGCAATATTTCCTGTAGCAACTTTTGCTGTTTGATTTGCATCAGGTTTTCTGCCAAGCTTACGTTGCATTTCTGCTCTACGAATGCGAGGTATAAGACGACGTGCAATTTTATCGATTGCAGACTTGCGTTTATTAATTATCTTTTCGTATGTTTGACGTGTAGAATAAGGTAAGTCAGATTTTGATTTACCTTTGATTAGCCTCTTTAACATAAAGGTTCGTGCAGCTCGTCGAGCGCGCAATTTAATAACATCGGTAGAAGCAATACGTCGTGATGCTCGTAACTTACCTAATTTGATTTTAGCTTTGTTGCGGCGAAGTGATTGTTTTTTCTTCAGACGAGACTGCATTGATAGCACTTCGGTAAGATCTTCATCACCTGTACTAACAGTCTCTTCTGCAATATATTCTTTGAATGACTTCATTGTTTCCCCATTAGGATTAGCATATCAAAATAATATGCTAGCCTATAATAAAAATATTCATAATAGTATTTATATAAATTTACTTCTTAAGCTTTTTCTTTTATGTACCAACCTTTCCAACCGCGTTTTCCAAATGTGGCCAAATATAGAAAATTTTGATCTTTACACCATTGTTTTAGATTACTAACGCTGTGCTCATTTCCTAAAGGATCAACAATTGTGAAAGTTATTGCATTATTTCAAAATATTTTATGCAGAGTCCCAGCCTTTCACTACGTCTGGCGAAAAATTCAAGTATGAAAATTCCATTCGGTCTACGAGTTTAAGAGCTCCGCCGGTCAGATGGTCGATTGCAACATAACCTTCTGTATTTGTTACTTTAAATCCATTACGTGTACGAACAAATAGCGACATATCATTTAACTTGTTTAGCTTAGCAAGGATGATCATCTTTGCATCAACCAGTGCGCTCTGAAGGTCAAACATTAATTTTAAGTTTGTTTTATTCTGTGGTGAAAAGAATTTAAGATCAGCTTCCATCTTTTCACGCTGAGCGCTTTTACCTTTATCAGTCTTACGCGAATCAATTTCTTTTTGGTATTTGTTTTTAATAAATGTAATTAGACCATTGACATGTTTAGCAGTATTTGTTATACGTTGATTTGCTCGAACAAACGTATTATTATATGTTTCAATTGTACTAGCTAAATCGGGATCATTTGATATTTGACGAAGAGTAGACCCTGCTATCTTTTGGAATATAGTGCCAGCAATTGATAGCGCAGCAGTAACTTCTTTTGTATCGGTTGCAGTCATTGTTGCAGTACCAGACACGTCTGTAATTTGAGCATCACGCGCCCAGACACTAGATACTGATTTGAACTCTGACATCTTGACATCATATGATGCGGTCATTGTTTCAAATGAAGATCCTTTATAACGGGTATGAAATACGATACCCATTTTAGCTGCCTTAAGTTTACGCGCAATTTCAGATTTTGCTGGAACTGCATAAAGAATAGTGTTTGGTTGAAATGTTAAATATGATTCACCGTCTATTGTTTCGGCCTTAAGGTCTGACTTAGTAAACATTAAGTCGCCTTGAATAACATCTTTAATACCAAGCTTAGGTAATTCTGCCAGACAAGTTTTAAATTTAGCTGCCAGATCTCCAGACAATTCTGCATCAATCTCTTTATTTGTTTTATAGACCTTAGGGTTTTTATTAAAGATACCTTTCTTTGCGACAAAGAATTGGCCATCACGCGGGTCTGTACCACAAAAGATTGCAGGTGCTCCATCAAATTTTATAGTTGCATTAAATGAAGACTTAGTATTTCCGGCTAACATATCACGCATTGAACGTAAAGCATTGATTGCTTGGCGTGCGCCATCAACTCCACCATATATAACTGCATCTTCAACATGTACAAGATGCAAATTTTTACCAGAACCTACAGCAGCCTCTGCTATATATGATTTAAACGATATCATCATTAACCCTTTGTGTTTTAAATGAAGGCTTAATAGTTCTGCCTCTATAATAGTGTTCAGGCTGAGTGCCTTCAGTTACATAAATGGTATTTATTCCATTAGTGTACCATTTTAAATTTCTTTCAGTAACTATACTACGGCCAAATAGCGGATTTTTATTACCCTTTGCAATTCCAGATTCTTTACGAGATTTAGAAATTATTTTACCACGAGCAGAACGTTCTTCTACAGTATAATTATCCCAAGTGTTCTTTACTCCTGTTGCAACTTTTTCACACCATTCATTACTATTTTTACTAATATGTTTATCACCAGTTTGATCTAAGTTAGTAAAATGGCCATTCCATTTCCTAGCATATTTTCTTTCTTCTTTAGTCATTGAGTCCCAATACTCTTTTACTAAAATAGCATTGCCAGCATAACCACCTATGCTTAAATTATAAAAGTTTTCATTGTTAACTGCGTCATAATAATTAATCCAATAAATTTCTTTTTCCAATAATTGCTCAAACGTGTCGCATTCTTCCAAAACTTCTCTTACAAAATTATCTCGGCCATACTTAATAATTGCTAATTTTAATAATTTGCCAGAGCCTAAGTAATTTTTATCATCGCGCGTGCATAAGCCAATATATTGCTTATTATTAATTTTATTAGTAGTCTTGTATATAAACATTATGATACTTTTAAATATGGACCAGATAATTCTGATTCAGATGCTGCATAACCAACTAGTGATGTTATGATTTTTGTTTTATCTTTATAATGATCTAGTTCATATATAAACTGTGTGGATAAAAATTTAGATAACCACCAGTTTTGTTCTTACCAGACCCAACTGCTGATTCTGTTATATAAGATTTAAACGATTTCATTTTTGTTTACCTAAAACAACTGATGTTTAATTTTGATTTAATTATATTTACTGACTTACCATCTACTGGTGCAATATTGAATTCTGATTTTTGTTTCATGCTAAATTGCATTTCAAAAGTAAACTGATAATTACCAGATCCTTTATATTGTACACGAGCCCTATATGTTGCTTTAGCAGAAGCACTAAACCGTGGAACATCTTTAAGATCAAACGGATTTTTAGAACCTAACAAATAAAATCCATGTGTTCCAACATTGACATAATATGTTTTCTTTTTATTATAATATTGTTCAATTTTTGTTGCAGGAATTTCGCCACGTATGTCTGAAAATGTATCGCGATCCCTTTCATATCTTTGTTGTGTGTTAAGCTTTCCAGCCGTAGCTAACCACAAGTCATCTTTATCTCTTTTATAAGGTATTTCTTTCCATTGCTTTTTGATTAAATTAAACAACCCTACTTCTTTTGCAAGGTCAGCCATGAATTGTTTTTCATCTTCAGTTTCTTTAATAGTATTAAACGACCAAGGGTTTAATTTATTTGAGCGATTATATTTTAGCACAAGAGATCCTGCAGAAGCAGCAGTAATTTTTAGTTCGCAACCAGCTTCTTGACCATTATATACTAACATTAGATCTGGTTGATCTGAACTAGCACCGGCCGGTGTAAAGTTCTTAGGTACTAACTCCATAGACTTCAATAACTTAGCAGCATTTTCTTCATATAAGAATCCTTGTTGAGTAGCCATTATTAAAACCTGCTAAAGTCAATTCTGTTTTTAAAAGCAACCATTGGCTCAATACCAAAAAATTCTAATATTTTTTTAACAGAGTCTTTAATTGCATTCCATATTTTAGCAAACATATTTATCATAAATGATTTTACTTTATTGTATATATTCGTCAACAAACCTTCGTTTAACATATCACCAGCTGCTTCAATTTCTTCTTCTAATTTTTTGACGCCTAGACTAACTACTGACCAGTATCTATATTCGCCTGTCTTTGCACCAGCTGCCTTAACTGATGTTGATTTAAATCTAACAGTAACAGAAGTGGCTGCGGCTACCTTATCGATAAATGATTTATCATTAGCAGCAAACAATTTAACTGATGTACCTTCTGGGTTTGTTGATAACATATATTCTGCATAGGCTAGTGATGACTCAGAAAACTTTAGCTTTCCTGTCATTGCTTCTTCAATGAATGCTCGTTTAAAACCAGCATCAGTATTAAATACACTACGAAGTTGTTCTTTAACTAAATTGTTTACTTCATTTGCTTTAGATAATATTTTATCTTTACCAAGTTTCAGCTCTGCTTCGACTCCACCAGCCGCCTTTGATGTCTTAGCTAACTCATTCATATTAGCCCAGATAGCAGATAGTGCTGGCGGTAATGTTTTCATATGACGAGCCGCTGCATAAAAAGTTGCACGAGATTCGTTTACACCGCCAGACATAAGTTGCGCTGGTCCCATCTTTAAAGAAAACCTATCAGTACCAATAATAATATCAGTTTTAGGAGTTTTAGTTGAAGATGGTACGGATTCGGGTGCCCAAAATTGAGACCATTCAGGCGTAACGCTTACGCCTTTGGTTTCTAACTTATATGCACGCTTGCCAGTTACGCCATTCTTTTTTAGGTACGCAACAATGCGATCACCGGCCAAAGGGTCGATACCCCGGGCCGGCGGCTGTTTTTCATTATTCCATGCAGCAACAATAATTTCTTCTAGCACTGCCCCTTCTGTGGCTGCTTCTGCTATGTAAGATTTAAATGATTTCATGGCATACTCTAAAGAATTGTTATACCATTATTTATACATTAATGAAATAGCAAATACAATTCTTCAAGACCAATTAGTACAAATGGAAACAGCATTAATCCAAATAAAAATACAATAAAATACTTCAAGATAGTTATTAACATGGTGCTCCTATTTTACAAAAAAACCTAGTCTATCAATGTGTTGTTCTCGATCCGCTATTCTATCGTACCCTGCAGGGCATGCTTGATCCTTACGCCAAATAGGGATAAATTCGTCATACATGACCGGATCGGTATTGTGTCTTAAATGTACTTCAATAATTTTACCACCTATCATTTCTATGTTTATGTGTGGCGCTGTAATTTCTTTAAAAATTCCAGGCAGCATAAACTTATAGTCTACTCTAGTCCATCTGCTAAAATGTATTAGATCGTCCGGACTGTTGAATCCTTGAAACGTATTTCCTTGTTGCCATACTCCGTTAACTCGTGTGTAGTCTATTGTAATATGGTCACCGTGGAATATTTGCGACCAGAAACAATTGTCTGGAATAGTCTCGTTTTTTCGATAAAATTTAATCTTAGCCCCAATACCGCATCCTTGTAAGTTCATAATAGGACGAACTATATAGTGTCCAGCGCATGGTACTTGCTCGATACCAACACGATAGCCAAATTCGGTTGCAGTCCAAAGCTTATCATACCAGTGCGTTAGTTCTGGATATAAGTCATACGCTTCTATGTCAGTCATGCTTAATATTTACCGCTTGCTAATACAATTTTACAAATATGCTCACACCTCTCAATGTGTTCATATGCTCGCCATGGACTTGTGTCAACTGCTACGACGCCATGTCCTTTGATGCCTACAATATCATATTTAATATTACCGTCATTGTCTAGTCCTAAGTTCTTATGACACTGGTCTGCTAGTTCTTGACTAATAGGTGGAACATCACCGACATTAGGCGCCACACGAGTATATCGATTAAGCTCAGGAAATGCATTACTTATTGTGCTTAAATCGATACCAGCATGCATAGCAGCAATACAATATGTAGGGTGAACATGAACTATCACTCGAACATCATCAGAGTGTTGTCCCATTCTGCGCTGAAGCCCAAAGTGTAAAGGAATCTCTCCACTAGGTTTTAACTTTTCACTAATATCTGTATAAGGCAATTCTCTCCAGCTATGCATAATTGATAGAGAACCAACACCGCTATTAATGAATGATTGAATCTGTATTTTTTTAAACTGGTCAGGTTGTAGTGTCTGCTTACGAACTCCACTAGGTGTAATATAAAAATGATCACGGTCATGATGACGAATACTTACATTCCCATCACGACTGGTAATCCAGTTACGCTTGTATGCATCTAACATAACATCGCATATAGTTTCTAACATAGTTTTCCAGTTATAATTTAGGTTTATAAAAAGCATGTTGACCAATTTCAACAACATGGATCTTATGCTTGGCCCAGTACGGCGGCTTATTTAACCATGTTGCATGATAATATAATACGCCTTGCATAGACTTAATTCGTATGCCTTTGACAAAATCATGAGCCGCACGAAGAGAGTCTTCCCATAGTTGCCCTTTTGGTTTTTCTAGTTTACGCTTTTTGGTCCATGAAAATTGATGTGGCGAATAGACTACATCACATATGGAATCTCCCCATCGCCCGTGCTTAACTCTATTCCATGTTACCTGAGCAACGGCTATTTTACCTCGGTATTGTTCAATACCAGCTTCATAGTAAATGTTATGCGCCAGACACTCAAGATCTTTTCCTATAACCTTTATTCTATTTTGTGTCCTATGTAATTCCACATCTTTAATAAATGTAGTGCTTACAACTGTATTATATGGTTGAACTGGAAAGGCTTTAGTTTCTATAACAAGATTTAAATTAAAGTATGCAAATATTAAAAAGACAAATAATATCAGTGTAAAGATTAAGCTTATGAATCTAATCATTAAGTGTAGTCCTTGTAAACGTTTATTTATTGCTTTAATTATAAATAACAAAACCTGAAGTGTCTTTCTTTGCACGACCCTTTGCTTTAAGACCGATGTAACCGATCTTAGGATCAAGGAAACGTAAGTCAGTTTCGTCTGCAGAAAACATTCCTTCAGGAATCTTGTCATAAACTGCAGCAACATTCATGCCTTCTCTCATTGCACGTTCACAGTCCTTGTCGTTATTTTCTGCTCGGCTGAATGTCAAATGATAGTTAGCCAATGATTTAATTTTACGTCCTAAGATTTTAGTATAGTCGTAAAACTGTACATCAGGAAATGCTTCAAAGATGTTAACATCAGTACCTGGGACAATATATTTTTCCCAGGGTAAGTCGCTAGTACCATTTAATCGAAACACAGGAATGAATCCGTTTTTCTTAGCCAAGCGTATTGCCTTTTTAATGTCAGCAAATAATGTCGACATAAAGCTATCACGGTTTTCTGCTAGCATAACTGTCTTACGAATACGAGCTTTTTGAATCATATTAGTATTTTCGCCCTTCTTAAACATACCACCACGCCCTGCCGTGTTAAGGCAAGCCGACTTACAACCTTCTGTTGCCTTAGGGCATGTGTTCAATACACCGCTCAAATTAGCTGGAGCCAAGTGTAAGATGTGTGACATGTATCCCTGTGCCTCGCCTTTAAGAGTCTTAGGGTTGCCTGTGCTCAATAGTTTAAATGTCATAATATAGTTTCCTTATCAATTATTATTTAGCCATAAATTCAATAAATAACTTTTCTTGTAGTCTATATGCCTCACGCTCCCAAGGTTGTCGTGAATATGTAGTTTTACTATGGTCTCTACCTTTCCAGATAACCCGTGATGCATGACCAACTTTGTCTGACAGCTGACCAGTAACATATTGTTTAACATGAATCAGTTCGTGTATAACGGTTTTAATAAAATGCATTAGCGGTAAATCTTTGTCTATGTCAACTTCAAATTCACGAGGCTTTGTATTATTGAGTGGAAAGCATAATCCGTCAAGGCCGTCATCGCGCCCTAGGTGCTTCTTAATTGTGAATTCAATCGATACGTTCTTATGATTGTCAAAATACTTTTCTTTAACAAACTGACTTAGATTCCGCACGATTTCGTGCTGCAGCTTAGAGCCGCCTTTGACTCGTATATCAATCATAGGATTCCTTATTCAATATAGATATTATACCCTAGTTTAGGGATCTTGTAAAGGACTTTTTTCATATTGTTGCATAAATACAACACATG